TTATTTTGAGTCTCCGTGCAGTTCGCGATAGAGCCGCTCGGCAAGCGCCTGCTGGATGATGCGGTATTTTTCCGCATCAAGGAACAACTGCTCATAAGCCTCCGTATTTTCCATATAAGCCTGCTGTGCGGTTGTGTCAAAGATACCGGGAAAAATACTTCGCTCATAAACTTGCCGATCATTGCTTTTAGCAGCTTTTTTGACTTTTGCATCCTGGCGCATTTTTGTATAAAGAGTATCTACCATGACGCGGTCAGCCTCTGTAAAATCGCCAAAAAATTCCTCGTTGATTCTGGCAATGATTTCATCCAGCGGACTGAGCCTATCTTTCTGACCGCCTGCGCGTTTCGGCTGGGTCGGTTTCCATGAACCGGGAGTCGCTTCCAGTTCGATTGCACCTTCATAAGTCTTTTCCAAACGGTAATATTCCAGTTTTACGCGGTTGTCGAGATCAAACGGCTGGGTCTTATCGGACGGGAGCAGCTTGGCAAGATAGGAGCAGAGGATGTATTCCTTGTGCAAATTCTTGTCAAACATCCTCGTAATCTGTGAAATGTAGTTATACCACTTTACGAAGGCGCGAACTTCTCTGCGGAACTGGTACCGCTGTTCCTGATTCAGCTGATTGTACTTGTCAGCGACAGGCTTGAGAATATTGGAAATTTTGCCCTGTGTCGCATTTGCTTTGCGGACATCTGGATCGAAGTAAATCTGTGATACCGCCTCAATATCTTCCTCGGTGTACACTTTGAAGTCACGCAGGATTTTCTGCGTGGTGTAAATGAGGTCGAAGTTGATCTCCTCATCCAGACTTGTTTCCTGATAGAACTGTTGGAACGCCTCGCGGATGCGGTCAACATCGTTCACGAAGTCAAGCACATAGGTATCGACCTTGCCGGGATACGTTCTGTTCAGTCGGCTTAATGTCTGCACGGCTTTGACATCGCGAAGTTCCTTGTCTACAATCATGGTATGGAGCAACGGTTCGTCAAATCCGGTCTGGTACTTCTCCGCAACAATGAGAATATCGCCCTCATCATGAAATACGCTCTTTGTCTGGCTCTCCTTGACGCGATTGCCGTTACTGTCCACGTTCATGGAACTTTCTGTATATTCAGGGCTGTTGGGATCGTCCGGGTCTTTCAGGCTTCCGCTGAATGCAATCATGATCTCGATATCGTCATAATCGTTCTGCTCCAGATACCGCTTGATCTCGTGGTAGTAGCGCACAGCTGCAAGGCGGGATGCCGTAACGACCATCATTTTTCCGAGACCACCGATTTTGTGCTTGGTAACGTCTCGGAAGGTCTCCACGATGATAGCTGCTTTCTGCGCAAGGTTATGCGGATGCAGTTCCTCATATCGGCGGATGGTACGCACGGCTTTGGAGGTCGGAACATCCGGGTTATCCGGCACATTCTTGGCGATTTGATAACACATCTTATAAGTGGTATAGTTCGCCAGCACATCCAGGATAAAGCCTTCCTCAATAGCCTGCCGCATTGAATAGATGTGGAAAGGATGGAAAGAGCCGTCCGGCTGCGGTTCACCGAAAATTTCGAGGGTCTTGCCCTTTGGTGTGGCCGTGAAAGCGAAGAAGCTCAAATTCTTGTGCTTGCCCTGACTGAGCATATCCTGCACAAGGATGTCCTTTGCCTCAATCTCATCAACTGCCTTCTGCTCCAGTTCTGCATATTCTTCAAGAGCGTCCGAAACATCAGCAAGGGCGGCTTTCAGCTTCATGGCGGACTGCCCGGTCTGGCTGCTGTGCGCTTCATCCACTATGATGGCGTAGTGCTTTCCAACAGCAGACTGTACCTGCTCGTAAATCACAGGGAACTTCTGCAGGGTGGTGACGATGACGCGCTTGCCCTTGTTGATGGCGTTCAGCAGGTCTTTCGAGCTTTTCTTATCGTCAATGGTCTCTACGCTGCCGAGGGTATGGTCAAAGCTGGAGATGGTTGCTTGCAACTGCTGATCCAATACGCGGCGGTCGGTGACCACAATCACGCTGTCGTACACGGCCTCGTTGTTGCTGTCGTGAAGGCTTGCCATACGGTAGGCTGTCCAGGCAATGGAGTTTGATTTGCCGGAGCCCGCGCTGTGCTGGATGAGATAGTTGTGTCCGGGCCCGTTCTCGCGGACATGGCGCACCAGTTCCCGAACGACATCAAGCTGGTGGTAACGCGGGAAGATGATCTTCTCGGTTTTCTTTATGTTGGTAGAGCCATCCGGCATAACTTCCTTTTTCTCTGTCTTCTCATAGCTGATGAACTTCTGAAGAATATCCATCAGATTATCCTTCTGCAACACGTTCTCCCAGAAGTACGATGTCACATAGCCGCCTGTCGGATTCGGAGGGTTGCCCGCTCCGCCGTCTCTGCCTGCGCCGTTGCTACCCTGGTTGAAAGGCAGGAAGTTTGTCATGGGGCCGTCAAGCCTCGTTGTCATATAAACATCGTATAGGTCGCAGGCGAAGTAAGCCAGGATGCGCTTGTTAAAGCCGAACACCGGCTCCTTGGGATTGCGATTGTATGCCCATTGTTTTTTGGCATCATCCACAGACTGTCCTGTCAGCTGATTCTTCAGTTCAATAGCGATGACCGGGATACCGTTGAGTGCAAGCAGCATATCGATGCTGTTTGTATTTTGCTCCGAATAGTGCCACTGCCTGATGCATTGGCACACATTTTTCTTGTAGTTTTCAACTGCCAAGTCATTCAGTTCGGACTCCGGCTTGAAATAGCATACACGGAAATTGATGCCGCGATGCTTGAAACCGTAGCGGAGAACGGAAATCAGTCCATCCTGGGTCACGGCGTTCTCAAAAGACTTATAGAACTGACGCACCGGGTTGATGGTACACATTCGCTCGAAACGTCTCCACGCCATGGGCTGGGTGCTTTTCACAAAGTCCGTCAGCGTTACGATGTCCAGATTCATGCCGCGGCTTTCCTCGCTGCGCAGTCCTGCATCCGTTGCCTTCGCCCATCCGCCTTCCTCCGAAATGAGGTAGGACTCGATGAATCCTTCAAATATTCTTTCCCTTTCGTCCACGGGTCACACCAACTTTCGCTTTCCTGTCACGGTTTCGTAAATGAGTGAACGCTTATATTGTTCAAGGTCAGAGAGGAGATCTTGTTTTTCCTGTATTAAAGAATCGATTCCTCCACATTTCTGATCAAGGTATTCAACGATTTCTGCTTGTTCTTCCAAGGGCGGCAAGCAGATTTTTAATGTTTCAAGGGTTCGCATACCTATATTTTGCTGTGTTCCGTAAGTCCATCCCAATTGAACTTGTGTCTGATATGAAGGAGATTGAAGCGCATAAAACAGGAATCGCGGTAAAATTCTGTTTTTATCTGCCCTAAACGCAGCAATCGGAGACCATATAGTAAATTTAATATTAGTGTCTACGATGGCCACTTTACCTGTTGTTGCGCCAGACTTTATCATATAAACATCGTCAATTTGAGGAATGTATTTCTTGCAACATTCTTCGTAAAATTCCTCTGAAATGTATCCCCGTATATGGTCAAAGGCTATTTTTCCATTACCGCAAGAAACAGCTTCTGCGGAAACAAAAGGAACGCCGGTTTCATATAAGACAGGGGTTGTATGTGGGCCATCAGTGATTGCCATTGATAAGCAATGTAGTGTTTTGGGTATTGCCCATCCCTTTGGCACCATGCCAATCGACTTGATGCCGCTATCACGCATCTCAACGTCAGTGTGAAGACCTTTAGTCGTTGCTTCGTAAATCGCTGTAGATTTCCATTGTAAGTATTCATCTATATAAGATTTAGCACTTTCTACTAAAGAATTTATGTGGTCGCAGATAGAATCCAGATATGCAATAATTCTATCCTGCTCGTTTTGAGGCGGAAGAACCACTCGCAGTTCCTTCACCTCATCATAGTTCAACCCCTGACGAACGCCGGAACCCATGCCATAGAACCCCTTCTTGAGATCAAAAGCGTGAATTAGATAATACAGATATCTGGAATGTGCCGGATTGATAGGGCGCAGGGTGGTGTATGCCGATGTAATGATGCCGCGCTCAGTTGCGTGACCGACACGCAGGCTCGTGTGGTCGTTCTGCAGGTCGGTCAGACGCAGAACAATATCCCCGGCTTCAATGATGTTATACCCATCGAAGGACGCAGGCAAAAGACCGTCATTGGTATTGATGTCCTTACGCTTGATTTTTCCGTAGCTTAAGGAAAGCAGGTTCTGCTCGGAGAGGTCGGTGTTCTTGTTGTTCACTCTCGTGGCAAGCTGATAGAGCGTCCGCACGTTCCACGATGCCGGAACAGAGCCGATCCACTTAATGCCACTGTCCTTCATGTCGGTGTATGGAACGGTGTTATTCATTCTGCTCACCTCCGAAAAGTGCGTGAAGTTTTTCCATTAAGCTATGCTCGTGCGCTTCGATACGCTTGGCGATATCATCGGCTGGCTCCATTTCCAAATACTCATAGAAGGTCTTTGTGAACGGAATCTCATAGCCGACCTTCGTCTTGGATTTATCAATCCATGCACCGGGACGGTACGGAAGCACCTCACGCTCGAAGTAGGCATCCATATCCTCGTCCAGCGGAACGGTTTCGGTATCCCTCTTGGAAGTGTCGGCGGTCGGCTTACCCTTCTTAAGAACAGGCTCTCCATCCTCGCCGAGTACGGGACTTTCCACCGTGATTTTGTTGTAACCGAGCGCGATGGATTCCATGCGCTTGCTCTTTACAACAATGGTCTTTCCATCGCCGATTTTCTTTTCATAGGTCTTGCTGTCATAATCACCGTAAGCCTCAATAATGAGATTGCGGCAAGTCTCTGTGATGTCCACACGCTTGTTGCCTATAGGCTTTCTGCGCTGCTCAAAGCAACCGCTGGCATCGATTAGCAGAACGTGTTCACGATGTGACATGGGCTTGTCCTTCGTGATGAGCCACACATAGGTGGCAATGCCCGTGTTGTAAAAGCTGTCGTTCGGCAACTGGACGATGGCATCCAGCCAGTCATTTTCTATGATGTATCTTCTGATTTCACTCTGGCCGCTTCCGGCGTCTCCCGTAAAGAGGGACGAACCGTTCTGAATGATTGCCATGCGGCCGGTATCCTTCAGCTTGGCGATACCGTTCAGCATGAAGAGCATCTGACCGTCAGACTTTGCAGGAAGACCAACGCCAAAACGACCGGCATCACCTTTCTTATGCTCTTTCTCCACATCCGCAGCCTCGCGTTTCCAGTCGATACCGAAGGGCGGATTGGAGATGCAGTAGTCGAAAGTGTATCCTGTGAATTTATCATCGTTCAGAGTATTTCCAAACTGCATATTGTCGGGATCGCCGCCGCGGATGAGCATATCCGCCTTTGCGATACCGAAGGTGAATGGGTTGATTTCCTGACCGTAGCAGATGATCTCTGCTTCGGCGTCCAGAGCCTTAATCCGTTCTTCCATGCAGGTGAGCATTTGGCTTGTACCCATGGCCATGTCGTACACGGTTTTTGCGGGTGCTTCCGGGTCGGAGAAGTCGGCCTCCATCGTCAGCATGTCGCACATCAGATAAATGATGTCACGGCTGGTGAAGTGGGCTCCGGCTTCCTCGTCATAGCTCTCGGAGAACCTCTGAACAAGGTTTTCAAATACATAGCCCATGTCGATGGCGGAGATTTTATCGGGACTCATGTCCGCGTTCTCTTCGCAGAAGTCGCTGATGACCTGGTATAACACGCCGGCATCATTCATGCGGTCAATCTGATTGAAAAAACCCATGTTTGCCAGAATATCGATGACATTGTCGGAGAAACCGTTGATGAAGGACTCGAAGTTCGCCTTGATATTCTCCGGGTCGGTCTTCAGACGCTCGAATGTGAACGGGCTTGTATTATAGAAGTGATAGCCTCCGGCAGCTGCACGGAGAAATCCCTCCTTGACTGCCAGGTGCTTGATTTTTTCGTATGTTCCCAAAACCTTGTCATGCGTTGGAAGCAAGCAGTCATGGAAGCGTTTGATTACGGCCATCGGGAGAATGACTAGTCCGTATTCGTGGGGCTTATAAGCGCCGAAGAGAGAGTTTGCGACATTCCAAATCAGATTCGCTTTCTCCTGAATATTTATGCCGACTGCCTTGATTTTATCGTTAGAGTCCATATTCTCTTGCCTCCTTGATGTTCTTTGAGATTTCGTTCATGTTTTGCGTTAGCCTGGTTGTATGGATGCCGAGCCGATATTTAGTTCCATTTTCCTCGATGGTATCGTGACCAATAGTCAAAAAGCATCTCGCCCTCAGCACATCGAATATGCAGTGGGGCATTCCCTTGAACGCCTCGCAGATTGCTTGTAAAGCTGTCGGATAAAACTCCGGCGGCTTTTCTTCCGTTTCGATATAGTCATTGATTTCCTGCTCAAACAGGTCAATCACATCAACTAAAGTTTCGAATTCTGGAAGATTACTCGACAGTTCATGCGCCTTTTTGCTTACGGCTTCATATGTCCACTCGCCGGACATCAGTTCCATGAGCGCCTGATGCTGTTCATATGCTTTACTTAACCTCGGACGAATCTTCATACCATCTGCGACCTGCCTGCGCTGGAAATCGCTCTGAAGCCTTTTGTTTGGAATGGTCAGCACGGCATCTTTGAATTTGACCGGGAAGCGTTTCCCATCCTCGTGTATTATTTCAAGCATGGCATCACGCGCATAACGAAGAATACACTCATCCGTAACGACAAGATTCGCACTCGGAAATGCAATCGCCGCTGCGCTGCGGATGCTGTCCACGGGATCGATATAGACGGTATCCACTTCATTTGCATCCAAAGTGCGAAGGAAGGTAAGTACCGTTTCTTCCGAGGAATCACTCAAAATATCGATACAATAAATGCCATCGTCCCGCAAGGCAAAAACAATCGGGTGAGCCTCGCGAAAAAAAATAGCCTCCATAATGCCGAGTTTCTTCGGCGTACTTACTGGCAGCAGCAGAGACTCACGATATTGAATCCTTTTGCGCATGATGGGACCAATTGAAGCGGTCGAGGCTGGTACGCCATAATAGTCGCACACCTTCTTATAAGAAAAGCAGAAGGTCCCGTCGGCCAACGCATCCGACAGCCGGTTGGTATATCGGCAACCCTTATCACCAAAATCAATAGGCTCCGGAAAGACGCTGTTGTTGCAGCCATCGCAGCGAAGGTATGTCTGATAGAAGGTCAGGTCGAATACCCGGAATCCCTTCTCGTCATCATCGACCGGGTCTTTATCCCACAATATATCTTTGAATGTCCTTTTTACAACCTTGGAGCATCTCGTTTTTGTTGAACCGCAGGCAGGACACGGAAGCTTATCGTCCGAAAAGTAGCGTTTGTGAACGGCATAGTAATGGCTGTCGGTGCTGGCCTTCAATACAAGAAGATCGGGAATGCCGAGAGCTTCCGTCATAGGCTTGGACACATCTTTTTCTTTATATCGTCTCTTACCCAAGGGCGCACTCCTCCCATTTTCGAGTCTACATCTTATTATACCACCAAAAACCGAACAAATCAAGACTTTATTTCAATTTTGCCACCACAATATAAACGACACAATTTCAGTTAAAATATACATTCTGCTATAATTAGAGCATGAGAAAAGGCCACTCGGTCAGGAAGGAGGAACCGATATAGGCGAAGGATTTAGAGAGATCAGAAACAGCGACAACAGACTGCTCTGCATGGCAAACGACAGCACGGGCGAGGTTGAGACACAGGGGCCGCACCACTCTTCCTACATCTTCAGCATTCCTATCGGCGGGACATTCACAGTCGTTCGGGATAACCTCAAGTCGCTGGTGACAAGGACAGCTACAGCATTTACCGTGGCAGATTACACACTCGCTGCCTAACGCGGCAAAGAAAAAAACAAATAGGCGAATCCGCAGAGCTGCAAGACGGCCAGGATTTAGCCTCCCCTTTATGGGGTGCGCTATGTCCCGGTCGTCTTTTGTTTTTCCCGAAAATCTGAAGAAACCTTATATGCCCTTGGGGCAAGTAGCCCCACCAAATTTAATCTCAAAGCCTTGAGATGCGCATTAGAGGCGGCGGGATACATAGAGAACCGAAAACCCCAACAGGGATTTTTTGAACTCGATGTACCCACCGTGCTTTGTCATGCCTTCTTGTAGGTGTTGCCTGCCGGTGCGTCCATCGTGACCTCCGGCTCTATTTGTGTCCCGGCCGCTCGGTGCCGCCTCAAGCGGAAAGGACACATCATGAAAATCAAATATGCATTCCTGGACGGAACAGTGACGGAGGTCGAGGTTTCTGACGAAATCGGTGCCGTCATCATCGACAGCCGTAAAGCGGAGCACGCACAGGACGAGCGTCATCGCTACCATTGCTACTCCTACGATGCCATCGACTACGAGGGCGAGGAGTACGGTGCTTGCGACGAATATGCCGTGGAGGATGATTCGGCAGAACGGACCGCTCGTATCCGAGAAGCCTTCTCGCATTTGACCGCCACACAGCAGCGCAGGCTTCGACTGTATGCAAACGGCAAGACCCTGCGGGAAATCGCAGCTATTGAAGAGGCCAGCTTTCAGTCTGTTTCCGAGTCCATCGAGGCAGGCAGAAAAAAGTTTTTGAAAATTTTCCGCCAGACACCCTGACAAATCCCCGATTTTTCTGGGTACACCGGAAGGCAACAAAATACAAGCCCTCCGGAAAGGACGGTAACCCCGTATGAGACACAACTTGAATATCCGTGTTTCAGACAAGCCCCAAAACGGCGGTGTAGTCGCTTGCAGAACGGTCAGCATCCGCGAGAAACTCTTCACCTTGCTTCTGGGTCCCAAGCAGAAGGTCATGGTCGTGGTTCCCGGCAACTCGGTCGAGTCCATTGCCATCACCGAAGTTCCGATGGGAGGTGGTGTACATGAGTAAGGTCAAGCTCCTGCTCGATGTGGTCGAGGATCTTCGCTCCCTGGCGGACAGCGTTCAGGCTGTGGCAGATGCCATGCTGCAGAATGAGCCGACTGTCGATGCAGAGCCGAAGACGCCTGCACCTGCTCCCAAAAAGGAACTGACGCTGGAGGAAGTCCGAGCAGTCCTCGGTGAAAAGAGCCGAGCCGGATTCACGACCGAGATCCAGGCGCTCCTTAAAAAGTACGGCGCTCCGAAGCTCTCCGGCATCGACCCCAAGCACTATGAGGCGCTGCTCAAAGATGTGGAGGTGCTGAAGGATGCCCCCTAATCGTCACGCAATCCTCTCGGCCTCTTCCTCCCACCGCTGGCTCCACTGCAATCCATCCGCAAGGTTGGAATTGGAGTTTGAGGACAGAGAAACGGAAGCCGCAGCCGAAGGCACTGCCGCTCATGCGCTGGCGGAACACAAGCTCCGCAAGGCACTGAAGATGCGCTCCACCCGCCCGGTCAGTAAGTACGACTCCGACGAAATGGAGATGTACACGGACGGCTACCTGGAATTCGTTCTGGAAGCCATCGAGGAAGCCCGGCAGGACTGCCCGGACCCCAAGGTGCTCATTGAGCAGCGGCTGGACTTCTCCTGCTATGTGCCGGACGGCTTCGGCACCGGCGACTGCCTCATCGTGGCAGACAAGCTCCTCCACATTATCGATCTGAAGTACGGCCAGGGCGTGTTGGTGAATGCCGAGGAAAATCCGCAGATGATGCTGTATGCGCTCGGCGCACTCCGTATCTTCGATTGTCTCTACGACATCGAGACGGTTTCCATGACCATCTACCAGCCGCGCCGAGAGAATGTCAGCACCTGGGTCATTTCCGTTGCCGAGCTTCGGGATTGGGCGGAAAAGACGCTGAAACCCAAAGCAGATCTTGCCTTCAAAGGCGAAGGTGAATACTGCCCCGGAAACTGGTGCCAATTCTGCAAGGCAGCGGTCAAGTGCCGAGCCAGAGCTGATGCCAAGCTCCAACTTGCCAAATACGAGTTTGCCCAACCGCCTCTGCTTTCCGATGCGGAGATCGGCGACATTCTCGGCAAGCTGGACGACCTCACCAAATGGGCAAATGAGCTCATGGCCTACGCCCAGGACGCAGCGGTCAACCACGGAAAACAGTGGCCCGGCTACAAGCTGGTGGAGAGTCGCACCAATCGCAAGTACACCGATGAGGATGCCGTTGTCGCTGCTGCCCGTGCGGCCGGGTATACCGACATCTTCAAGAAGTCCCTCATTCCCATCACCGAGATGGAGAAGCTCATGGGCAAAAAGACCTTTGCCGAGGTGCTCGGCAGTCTGGTCGTCAAGCCCAAAGGAAAGCCGACGCTCGTTCCCGCATCCGACCGGCGTCCGGCTATCACGACCACGGGTGCAAAACAAGACTTTACTGACTATAAAGGAGAACTGTAATTATGGCTAACAAGATGAATTCGACCAAAGTCGTGACCAGCGTTGTCCGCCTGTCCTACGCAAACGTGTGGGAGCCTGCCTCCATCAACGGCAGCAACCCCAAGTATTCCGTGTCCCTCATTATTCCGAAATCCGATAAGCAGACCCTCGACGCCATCAACGCAGCCGTGGACGCTGCCATCAAGGAGGGCATCGCCAAGTTCGGCGGGAAGATCCCCAACAAGGCGGCTCTGAAGCTCCCGCTCCGTGACGGCGATACCGAGCGTGATGATGAAGCCTACAAGAACAGCTTCTTCGTAAACGCCAACAGCACCACCGCGCCCCAGATTGTGGACCGCAGCGTTCAGCCGATCCTCGACCGTTCCGAGGTGTATTCCGGCTGCTACGCCAGAGTGTCCGTTAACTTCTACGCCTTCAATTCCAACGGCAATCGCGGCATCGCCTGTGGTCTTGGCAACATCCAGAAGGTTCGTGACGGTGAGCCTCTCGGCGGCAAGTCCTCTGCGGCTGACGATTTCGCCACCGACCTGGACGACGACTTCCTGTCCTGAGAAAGGAGTGCAACACAATGGAACTGATTCAGAACATCCTGGTAACCGCCCTCCTTGGCATCTGGGCCTGCCTCAGCATCGGCTTCTTCGTTTGGTTGGTGCAGGGCATCAGCAATGACCACAAGCGTGAAAAGCGTGAGAAGGAACAGGCTTCCCGTGACCTGGAATACCACGAGAAGCGCATGAAGGAATTGAAGTAACCCCAGACGGCTCTGTGGGTGGCAGAAATTGACCTCTGCCACCCATATTCCGTAGGAAGGAATGCGTATGAAAACACTTAGCATCGATATTGAGACATTCTCCTCAGAGAACCTCACCAAATGCGGCGTGTACCGCTATGCCGAAGCCCCAGACTTTGAGGTGCTGCTCTTCGGCTACTCCGCAGACGGTGCACCGGTGCAGGTCGTGGATCTGACTGCCGGAGAAACGCTTCCTGCCGATGTCCGCTCTGCGCTGACCGACCCTGCCGTGACCAAATGGGCGTTCAACGCACAATTCGAGCGTGTGTGTCTGTCCCGCTATCTTGGATACCCAACCGGACAATATCTCGACCCGTCCTCCTGGCACTGCACGATGGTCTGGGCAGCGACCCTTGGACTGCCGCTTTCACTGGAAGGCGTCGGTGCTGTGCTGCGCCTCGAAAAGCAGAAGCTCAAAGAAGGCAAAGACCTCATTCGGTATTTCTGCACTCCGGCAAAAGCAAAAGACAGTTCGCCCATTCGACATTATCCGACAGATGCGCCAGAGAAATGGTCGCTGTTCAAAGCCTACAACCTCCGGGATGTGGAAACGGAAATGTCCATTCAGCAGAAGCTCTCCAAGTTCCCGGTCACGGAGTCGGAGTGGCGTAACTACACCCTCGACCAGCAGATCAACGACCGGGGCATCATGCTCGACCGCACCCTCGTCACCCAGGCGATCCGCTGCGATGAGCGTTTCAAGCGGACACACATGGAGCAAGCCCGCTCGGTCACCGGCTTGGATAATCCGAACAGTCCGGTGCAGCTCAAGGCGTGGCTTGCCGAAAAAGGCGTGGAGGCGGATTCACTCTCCAAAGCCGCCGTGGCGGATATGCTCGAAAAAGCGGACGGTGAAGTGGAGCTGGCGCTCTCCCTGCGGCAGGAGCTTGCCAAGAGCAGTGTCAAGAAATACACCGCCATGCAGACGGTGGTCGGCTCGGATGACCGTGCCAGAGGGCTGATCCAGTTTTATGGTGCCAACCGCACCGGACGCTATGCCGGTCGGCTCATCCAGGTGCAGAACCTGCCGCAGAACCATCTGCCGGATCTGGACACCGCACGGGCACTGGTCCGCAGCGGCAATACGGACGCCGTGGAAATGCTCTATGATTCCGTACCGCTGGTACTGTCCGAGCTTATCCGCACCGCCTTTGTGCCGAAACCCGGCTGCCGTTTTTATGTGGCAGACTTCTCCGCCATCGAGGCGAGAGTCATCGCGTGGATCGCCGGAGAGCATTGGCGGCAGGATGTTTTTGCAAACGGTGGCGACATTTACTGCGCTTCCGCTTCGCAGATGTTCCATGTCCCCGTGGAAAAGCACGGTGTGAACGGGCATCTGCGGCAGAAAGGAAAAATTGCCGAGCTGGCTCTTGGCTACGGTGGCTCCGTAGGTGCGCTGAAAGCAATGGGCGCACTGAACTACGGCTTACAGGAAGAAGAACTGAAACCGCTGGTGGATGCCTGGCGTCTGTCCAACCCCCATATTACAAAGTTCTGGTGGGATGTGGACAAAGCAGCTTCCACCTGCGTCCGAGAGCGAACTGCCACAGAAACACACGGCGTTCGCTTCTATTATCAGAGCGGCATGATGTTCGTTGTACTGCCTTCCGGCAGACGGCTGGTGTATGTGAAGCCGAAAATGGGTCTGAACCGCTTCGGTAATGAGTCTGTGACCTACGAAGGCATCGGCGAACAGAAAAAGTGGCTGCGGCTGGAAAGCTACGGACCCAAGTTCGTGGAGAACATCGTCCAGGCAACGGCAAGGGACATTCTTGCGGAAGCTATGCTCCAGCTGAATGCTGCCGGGTACCGCATCGTCATGCACGTCCACGATGAAGCGGTCATCGAAGCACCGCCGGATACTTCTTTGGAGGATATCTGCTCCGTCATGGGGCAAACGCCCACTTGGGCATCGGGGCTGCTGCTCCGAGCAGACGGCTATGTCTGCGATTTTTATAAGAAAGACTGAGGTGACCCAAATGGGAGTCAATAAATTCAATTGCGAGGGGTATTACGACCCCACTGCCTACGAGGCACTGACGAAGATCGAGCAGGAAGCCAAGGCACTCCGGGCCTTCCGTCCTGTGGTGTATATCTGCTCTCCGCTGGCCGGGGATTTGGTGAAGAACCAGGAGAACGCCCGTACTTACTGCCGCTTCGCCGTGGAAGCTGGGTGCGTACCCATCGCACCGCACATCTATTTCACCCAATCCATGAATGACAATGACCGCAAGGAGCGTGACCTGGCACTATTCATGGACATCGTTCTGCTCTCCAAGTGTGCCGAGCTGTGGGTATTCGGAGAGAAAATCACCAGCGGCATGAGCATTGAGATCGAGAAGGCCAAGCGGAAAGGACAGCTTATCCGCTACTTTACCGAAACCTGTGAGGAGGTAGGCAGATGAAGATCGCAGTCGGCAACAGCCGCATGGATAAAAAGTGGAAGAACCAGGAGATCTCCTGGACGGATCTCTGCGCCCGCTGCGGCAGCACCATCCGCACCACGGAAACGGTTGAAGAATACCGCAAGCTGAAAAAGGGTCAGCAGGACGGCATCAAGGATGTGGGCGGCTTCGTCGGAGGGCATCTCCGGGAAGGTCACCGCAAAAACGGCATGGTGCTGTGCCGCTCTCTGCTTACCTTGGATATGGACTATGGCACTCCGGACATCTGGGATGAAATTACGCTGTTCCACGACTTCAAGTGCTGCGTCTATTCCACCCATAAACACACGCCGGAGCATCCCCGCCTTCGTTTGCTCATTCCGCTGAAACGGGAGATCAGCGAGGAGGAATATCCGGCAGTCGCCCGCATGGTGGCAAAGGAGATCGGTATCGACCTATTTGATGATACCACTTACGAGGCATCCCGGCTCATGTACTGGCCTTCCACCTCTGCCAACGGTGAGTTTTTCTATAAAGTGCAGGACGGCGCAGAGCTTGACCCGGATGAGTACCTTTCCCACTACGATGATTGGCACGACGCCTCCACTTGGCCGGTTTCCAGCCGCCAGTCCGAGGTGGTGCAGCACAGCATCGCCCAGCAAGCTGACCCGCTGACAAAGCCGGGGGTGGTGGGTGCTTTCTGCCGTGCCTATACCGTGGAGGAAGCCATCGATGCCTTTCTCTCGGAAGTGTATGCGCCGTCTGCGATGAACGGCCGTTACGACTATATCCCCGCCGATTCGTCTGCCGGTGTCATCGTCTACGATGGCAAGTTCGCATACAGCCACCATGCCACAGATCCGGTCTGCGGTCGGCTGCTGAATGCTTTTGACCTGGTGCGACTGCACCGCTTCCGTGACCTGGATGATAAGTGCGCACCAGATACCGCACCCGGCAAGCTGCCGTCTTTCCAGGCAATGTCGGATTTTGCCCTCAAGGACGAGAAAGTCAAAGCGGTCTTTGCCGAGGAGCGCAAAGCCCAGGCAAGCGAAGAATTCTCCGACGAGGACTGGCAGAAAGCCTTGGAGCTGGACAAGGCCGGCAAGGTAAAAAACACGCTGCAGAACCTCACCGTAATCCTCATGAATGACCCGCTTCTGAAACCGCTGGTGTTCAATCAGCTTCTGGACGGCATGGAGATCAAGGGCGATGTGCCTTGGCGGCACCCCTCGAAATTCTGGCGAGATGCGGATGATGCCCAGCTTATCAGCTATGTGGATTCCCACTACGGCACCTTCTCCGCTCGAAACTATGACATTGCCGTGGCGAAGGTCACGGACGACCGCTCCTACCATCCCATTCGGGAGTTCATTGAAAATCTGCCGGAGTGGGACAAGGTTCCCCGTGTGGACACGCTGCTCATCGACTACCTCGGTTCAGACGATAACGAGTATGTCCGAGCTGTCACCCGGAAGACCCTCTGCGCCGCCATCAAGCGTGTGCTGTATCCCGGCTGCAAATTTGACTCCATGCTGGTGCTGAACGGTCCCCAGGGTGTGGGCAAAAGTACCCTTATTGCCAAGCTGGCCGGAGAGTGGTTTTCGGACAGTCTGAACCTTGGCGACACCAAGGACAAGACCGCCGCCGAAAAACTGCAGGGGTACTGGATCTTGGAGATCGGTGAACTGGCGGGTCTGAAGAAAGCCGAGGTGGAGACGCTGCGCTCCTTCCTCTCCCGACAGAACGATATTTACCGTGCTGCTTTTGGCAAGAGAGCCACACCGCATCTGCGCCAGTGCGTGTTCTTCGGCACCACCAACGCAGAGTCCGGCTATCTTCGTGACACCACCGGAAACCGTCGCTTCTGGCCGGTCAAGACGCCGGGTACGGGCATCAAGCACTCCTGGGATCTGACCCCAGAGCTCATCTGCCAGATCTGGGCGGAAACGCTGGTGTATGTGAAACAGGGTGAGAAGCTATATCTGAGCGCCGAATTGGAAGCCCTGTCGAAGGCCGAGCAGCGGGAGGCAATGGAATCCGATGAGCGTGAAGGGCTTGTCCGTCTGTATCTCGACACGCTGCTCCTGGAGGATTGGGACGGCATGGACATCTTCGAGCGCCGCAACTTCCTCACAGGCAGCGACTTCGGCGATACCCAAAAGCATGGTACGGTCAAGCGCACCCAGGTGTCCAACATGGAGATCTGGTGCGAGTGCTTCGGCAAGGAACGTGCCAATATCCGCAGAACGGACAGCAACGAGCTGACCGCCATCCTTGCCCGTCTTGGCTGGAAGCGGCTGGACAGCAAGGTGCGTATCCCGCTTTACGGTCCGCAGTATGTCTTTGTTCCCAAGGAGTGTTCCTAATGAAAATGACTGTACCCGACATTCTTCGGAACAGGTTCCGGGGAGAAGCATACCCGCTCGGCACATTTATGGGAACACCTCATGGGAACGGCGGCGGCCCCATAAGTACCAAAGAAAACAGGCGGTCTTGTTCCTGTGTTCCTAACCTTTCTTATATATCGAAAGAAGAAGGAATAAAGAGCAACAAGCACGCAATACCCGCATTTGCGCGCGTAAAGGACTTCTCGGGTTTTGAGAACACAGGAGGTCAGCATGCGTGAGAAAACGATAGAAGCAAAGTTGGTGCAGGCTGTACGCACAAAAGGCGGTCTTGCACCGAAGTTTACAAGCCCCGGCCTTGATGGAGTACCGGACCGTCTGGTGCTCCTGCCCGGCGGCAGAATCGCCTTCATTGAGCTGAAAGCACCAGGCAAAACACTCCGCCCTTTGCAGGTAAGGCGAAAAAGACAGTTAGAAGCACTCGGCTTTTCGGTGTACTGCATCGATAGCCCCGAACAGATTGGAGGGATACTCAGTGAAATACAAGGCGCATGACTACCAGGCGTATGCCACGAACTTCATCCTGGAGCATCCAATCTCCGCTGTATTCCTCGACATGGGTCTTGGTAAGAGCATCATCACGCTTTCCGCCATCTTCGACCTTTGCCTCGACAGTTTTCTGGTTCGCAAGGTGCTGGTCATCGCTCCGCTGCGTGTCGCCAGAGATACATGGCCTGCGGAAATCCACAAGTGGGATCATCTGCATGGGCTGACCTACTCGGTGGCTGTCGGTACAGAAACAGAGCGCAAGGCGGCACTCCGGCAGCGGGTCAGTGTGTACATCATCAACCGAGAAAATGTCCAGTGGTTGGTAGAAGAAAGTGGTCTGCCCTTTGACTACGACATGGTGGTCATCGATGAGCTGTCCTCCTTCAAGAGCTACCAGGCAAAGCGATTCCGCAGTCTGCTGAAAGTCCGCCCCGGCGTCAAGCGCATCGTTGGGCTGACCGGCACGCCAAGCAGCAACGGTCTTATGGATCTCTGGGCAGAGTTCCGCATCCTTGATATGGGCAAGCGGCTCGGTCGGTTCATCACCCATTACCGCAACACCTTCTTCCGCCCGGACAAGCGCAACGGACAGGTGGTGTTCAGCTACAAGCCGCTGCCCGGTGCGGAGGAACAGATCTACGATGCCATCTCCGACATCACCATCTCCATGAAAGCCGTCGACCATTTGGATATGCCGGAGTGCGTTCATAATGACGCCATTGTGACGCTATCCGAAACAGAGCGCAAAGCCTACGTTGCCATGAAACAAGACCTGGTTATCTCGCTGAAAGGCGAAGAAATCGACGCCGGGAACGCCGCAGCGCTTGCGAATAAGCTCTCCCAGATGGCAAATGGAGCAGTCTACGGAGAGGACAAGCATGTGTTTCAGATACACGACCGCAAGCTGGATATGCTGGAGGATCTCATCGAAGCCGCCAACGGCAAGCCGGTCCTTGTGGCGTACTGGTTCAAGCACGACTTGGAGCGCATCTCCGAGCGGCTGCACAAACGACACATCCCGTTCAGTCTGCTGGACGATTCCGACAGCATCCGCAGATGGAACAGCGGTGAGTTGCCCGTGGCACTCATCCATCCGGCTTCTGCCGGTCATGGGTTGAACCTGCAGACAGGCGGTTCGACCCTCATCTGGTTCGGGCTGACCTGGTCGCTGGAACTCTACCAGCAGACCAACGCCCGACTGTGGCGACAGGGACAGACCGCCGATACTGTGGTCATTCACCATATCATTACAAAAGACACCATCGACGAGCGCATCATGACTGCGCTCCGCAAAAAAGAAAAGACCCAGACCGCACTCATCGATGCGGTCAAGGCCAACTTGGAGGGATGAGAATGGAAACCTGTTATACGAACCTCGCAAACGCTATTATTCTGGCGGCAGCGAAAGACCATCGCCGTGCGCTGCGTCGTTTGAAGAAATACCCCTGGGACAAGTATGCCGAATCCGTCAAAAAGGATTGTGAGCGGTTTTTTCGCTCCGGCTGGTTTCAGACGCTTACTTCTCTGGACGGTGAGGTGCTGATCGAAAAACTCCACCGGGAGGTGTACGGCGTATGACGGCAAAGGAATATCTCAGTCAGGCATACCGCCTCGACCAGCGTATTGATTCCAACATTGCGGAAATCACCCGCCTGCGGGAAATGGCCTGCGGTATCTCCTCGCCGTCCTGGGAGGAAAAAGTGCAGACCTCTCGCAACACGGATGCGCCCTTCGTGCGGTGCCTGGAAAAGATCATGGACCTTGAAAAAGTGGTCAACAGTGAGATTGACACCCTCGTTGACTTGAAACGGCAGATCCGCACGACTGTGGACACCGTTGCCAATGTCAACGAGCGCATGGTTCTC